ACTAGCAAGGCGAGGGGCTCGTGCTCGTTGCAAAACATGCGTTTAATGCCGTTGACTTATTCTAAGCGCCCTTTATGGTTGCGAACGATTCCCATATTGATCAATCATTGTGAAATTAGCGATATCAATACGGTCTGTTGCAAAATTAAATAAACGTTGCAACATTGGATATATTGCCAAGGATTGACAGTTATATGGAGGCACATCCATTCTTGATAATGACTCTCTAGTTATTCGTTGGTTTTTGATAGAGTCAATATCTTTATCGGTTTTTTCTACCAAATCTTTTTCCCATTCTGCCATGCTTGGTATATCCGTTGGAAAGTCAGACGGCTCCGGTGGGAATACGCGATCTGCAAACTTAAGCGCATAAATATGTTTGCAATAACGCAACTCATCAAGCAACGGACTCCATCTATCCTCCAGGCTTGTGATGGTCTTTTGTGGTATTGAACTAGAGTCAACAGTTTCTGTTACCGAAGTGTAGTCGGCAAACGTTGACATGCCTTCTGCTGCAGATCCTTGTGTGCCAAGGTTATCTACACTTCTTGTATACGTGCCACCAAAGTCAGCGTAGAGACCAGGGCTATCTCTTGTTGCATTTAAATTTGTAACACGATCAGTTGTTACCTGGTTTGTCAAATCAAAATTAGGTGGCGCATTAATCTCTAAAGTAAGGTTGATACTTGGATCTGTTTGTGCAGCAGTTTTTAAAATACCATCTCGCTTGGTAAGTTCAAAACGCCCAGGTTTAATTGTTGCAATATTAGTGCGTGGAAATAACTTCCGAGGATTTTCAGAAGAAACATAAAAGTAATCACGTCGTGTAAAGTCTTGACAAGTGCAGCTATACCTTGCTCCTGAACTTAAGAACCGTCCAGGTGTAAAGCCAATTGGCGAAGGCGTGACAAAAGCTTCATCTGGAGTAGCTTGCACAGATCCCGACTTTCTGAACTTAAGCACGCCAGTTGTTTCATTAATATCCAATAACACTGCAGACACATAACCGTACCGTGTTTGCGTGTTTGGATTTATTGTGTCAATCTCAATGAGGTCACCACCTTGTGTGACGATACGATCTTCGTATACTCCTGAGATCAATGGCTTTTGTCCACCAGGGAAATATAACGGTGGCGGAAGAGGATTAGCTGGACTCCAATTGCCAGTAAGTTTGACGTACCAATAGTTTTTATCTTCTGTTACTGATTCAATTGATAATGCGCTTGTTGTAATTGGATCGACATATAAGTCTGTTCGTATAGTTCCCGCATAGCGCCAAAGGCACCAATGCATTCCTAGTTCCCGATTGGTTGTAGGAAAACCAATAAAGGCTCCTTCGATGACAACGGGAGGACTTGGGTCAAATACAACGTCTGGTATGTTGTACTCAAATTCATATGTAAAGTACTGTCCGGCAGCGTAGATTTCGTATCCACGCCGCCAACGTGACCATGCTGACTCCCTATCAATTGTCCAAATAGAACCAGGAACTGATCCCTTGGAAAACTCTCCTTGTATCGGTTTAACCGCTTTGGGATTTATCTGTTCTTTTATCTTGCCAAAATCACCAAAAGAACCAGTACCTTTTGGGTTAAAAGAACTGCCTCTTTTTGACATGTTTAGAAGAAACCGCCTTCGGCATATACATGTGCACCTGGGATGTATCCAGACGCATTAGGACCGTCTGGAAAAACGCCAACGTAAAGACGGTCGCCACGTTCCAGATAGATGCCACGGTTGCGTAGCGGGGCACCAGAGGAGAGTCCTGAGGCGTTACCAGCGCTTGGGTTGGGTGCTGCAAGTTGAGGCATCACGTCGGAACAATCAACCTGCTGCGTATTGGCTGGAACACGCTTGGCAAACACAACTTTGTAATCACCGCTCGCTGGGATTGGTTGCGTGGTACCACGGGTTTGATAAACGACAAAAGTTACTTCTGGCTGGTAAGGACCGACTGTACCGCCGTAAGAAAAACCGCTTGCATCTGGAGTCGCAACACCAGAGTATCGAATGGTCCCGAGAGTACCTGTAATTGCAGTAGCGCCTGTATAGGTGTAGTAACCGATGCCACTCTCTGCGGTCGGTGTATTTAATCCTGTTGCGGTAATATAAACCGTTTGTCCACTAACTAAGCGAACACGTGTGCCCGTAGTAGCTGTTTCTAAAGTGAAGTCAGGGTTACGATAATAATCATTCCTTACGATTGTAATGGAATCAATGACGCCACCACTATTGTTATCTTCTTGTAAAGCTGCATCCATATCAACCAGAATGGAAGGAGCTTGTCCACCTTGCACAAAGAGTGTGTTGGTGGACGCGCTACCTACAGTCTGAGTCGTGACTCGGACGGAGTCAAAAAGCGGCCTATCAATTAACAGGGGCTGCTTATTTGTATTTGTCGAGGCCAAGGATCTACAGCGCTAATATCCACCATTATACCTGAGTTTTAATAACCAGGTGTAGATAAAGGATTGTTGATAACACCTAGGTTATTACCAATGCCCCCTAAGAAATCAGCAAAACGTTGTGCTGGATTTTTAGGTTGAGGCGCACTTTGCATAAGCTGTTTTATTAAGCCAATGCCCATCGCCTCTTCAACTGTGGGACCGTAAACAGGAGAAGCTCCTGCTAGTTGAGGCTGCTGTTCTACCGTTGATGCAGGTTGTTGGCCACCAACATCAAGTGGATCGCCTAATACACGTTGTGCATTGGCATATAAATCCCCGCCCTTTTTAAAGCGTGGTAAAACTCCACGAACAGATGTTCCAAAAGAATCTTTTTTATCTAATGAAACATTTGGATTGCCGCCAAGAACAGTGGCATATGCACGGCTAATATCCATGCCTGGCTTAAAACCTCTGTCTTCAAAATATTTCAAGACAGCGGGCATTTGGCCAGCTCTGGTTTGAGGTCCAGAGATGCCATAAATTTGTTGTTCGTTTTGACCAAACTGAATTAAACCTCGATGTCGTTTTCCTGCGCCCCCAACAATATTGGGGTCCATATTAGGACCAGACTCCAAGGATAAAAAAGCACCAAACTCATAAGGATCTAAGCCAAGGCGCTTAGCTCCTTCAAAGATTGCTTGCCTTTCTGCTGGTGGCAGTATTCCGACGCGTGGTGTAGACATGGCTAATGATTCCTTATTCTCTTACCCAATTTGAGTTTGCTTTAAGACCAGGGATAAATACAGCTTGTAACGCGGTAACAAGACTGATTTTTGTGGCTAAGCGTTTAACAAAGTTAGGGCAGAGAATCATTGGTTTAAAAGCAACAACACTGGCCTCCGTGAATCAAAAGATTCGTATCCAGTAGGTTGGGCTTACATGCCGAGCAATGCCAAAGATCAACGTTTAGTGTACTGGTTCAAAAGCTTTTGAAACTCTTCTGGACTCATGTTTTCAAAACGTGGATCAGCAAAGTTTACAGGCGGCGGTCCTTCTCCACCAATAAAGCTAGGAGATGCGGGGTTCAGCATGGCGTCTGCCATTGGTACGGCAGGTGTAGGGCCTTGAGTAGCCTGGTTCCAACTAAACTCAGCACGGTTCTCAATTGATGGAATCGATTGAATGCCAATACCTCGTTGAATAGCATCGTAACCAACAGCTCCTGGTTTTACTTGTTTTGCAAGAGTAGGATTTGCTGCGGCCCAAATTGCCATGCCTTGGTCACGTACCTTAGCACGTTCATCAGCAATAGCTTGCTTTTGCATGTCAGGATTAGCCTTGACCATTGCTTCAACCCTGGCACGCTCCCGTTCATACTCACGATTCTGTGCGGCGTACGGATCTAATGGCGTAAAAGAACCTGTTCCAGGGGGACGCGTAGGTGGTGCACCTCCTGGCGAACGGGAAAAACTATCTTGAATAAATTGGTTTTGTGTTCCAGGGGAATTAAGACTGTTTAGGGTAGCACTGCTACCTGTCTGATTTAATAGTTGCCAACCGTAATCATCGCCTCCCCAATAAACGGGTTTGCCATTTAACACGGCTTGCGCACCAATAGGGCGTTGTTGTTGCGTAGCTTGCTTTTTAGGTTGAAAAAGTTTTTGAATACCTTGCTCAATATATTGATAGCTACCTGGAATGCCTGTTTGATCTTGAATGGGTTTAATAACGGCATCTAAAGCCGCGCCGGGCGTCCGATAAAATGGATTAGTTAACGGAGGTGGCAGAAGTTTGTTGAGAAAATTTAAGTCCATTAGCGCCAAACCTCATGTAAATAGATGCGAGAACCAACAGCAGTGTCGGCAGGGCCAGGTAAAGCCTGAATAAACTCACCACCAGAACGCTCGTAACGATAACGAGCCTGGAACGGATCTTTATAGTTGGGAACGTAAAGAATCTGTGCTAATCGATTGGTCTCGTAGAGATAAATCTCATCCCAGACTTTTAACGATTCCCTAGCGTTACTGGAACGAATCGTACGATCAACGTCACCAGCAATATTTTCAATACGAGTAGAAGGCGAAGTTGCCACTTCGGTTTTCTTCTCGGCAGTATCGCAACGACCAAGTTGAATAACAACTTTGTCGTAGAAGTATGAATCCGGGATGGTATTCATAGCTTCCTCCAGACGTGCGTAATCGCCCGCCGGTACGGTGACCGTGAAGTAGCCGAGGTGGTATCGGACTCTACTTTTATCGAAGTCGCTGAGATGCACAGCTTAGTTCCGTATGTTTTATATTATACGCTCATTGGATTTTGCATGATGCCAAGGCCTCCCATTGATTTCATCATTTGCTCCATAACTTCTCGGTGATTTGTTTGTTGCGGTGGATTAAATAATTGCTGCATCATTGTTATTTGTAGTTGATCTTGCATATAACGTTTTAGAAAATCTTGACGTGATTCGGCGGTAGTTGTTTCTGCTGGTTGTGTTGTGCCAGGGGTTTGCGCTGCTCCTACCAATACTTCGGTTTCGGCTTCTGGTCGATCAATATTTCCGTGACCTACACGAAATACAACTTTTCCACTGGGATCTAGTGCTTCGGAAAAATAACCATATCCACCGCCACTGCCACGACGAATCTTACCTCCTGCAACACCTGGTAGATAAATCGATGCATCTTCTACAGCACCTTTATCAAACCTACTCTTACCTTTGAACGGTACGTAAAAATCAAAAGAATCCCAGCCTGGATGCTTACTATGGCTATGTGCTCCAGAAGCACGTTCTAGTAGATCAACTTTTGCAGCAAGATCTGCAGCCGTATCCCACCTTCGTCCAGATACCGCTGGGTTAGAGAATTCAACAGTACGTCCCAATGATCCATATTGATTAGCAACCGCATCCATTGCCTTAACACGCTCAGCAATCGGCAACGATTGCAGCATTTTTAAATCGATATGATAATCCGTACTTCCACCAATTTTCCCACTGGGGCCTGTGTAACCAGATCGAAATACAGGATATGCCATGTTGTTTTATTTATTATTTTACGTGCAAAAAACCCCTGGTTTCCCAGGGGCCAATAGGAGTTGAGTATCAAACCCTAATTAAATCTGCTGACAAAACCGAGTCCCAATCAACACGTTTAATCTGCCTTAACTGTTCAAGATTGTTAAACCTTTCACCCGATAAGGACATTTGAAGATCTTTAATCTCTCGAGCTGTTTTCAATCCAATACCTTTAATATGATCAGCGATCATTTGTGGGGTAGCGCCATTGATGTTAAGGCGAGTATCCGGAGGAAAGGTACGAGGCTCTTCCTGCGCTGCTTTATCTTTTACACGAAGAGTTTTTACTTTCTTCGTTGCTTCTTCATCAGGTGTAAGTTCGGTTTTGTATGCGGTATAAAGGCGACCGTCTTGGTCTTTGACCATGAACCAATCGCCGTTATCCCATTCGCTTACAATCTCAACGCGTGCACCTGTTTTTTTATGCTGATAAAGCATATCTGCAGTAGGCGTAGACATAAGACCAGTTGTTTACTGGTCTTAGTTTAACCTAATCAGCTAACAACACGACCAGTGAGGTACATGTCGATGTCTTCGTAACCAGGGGCGGTATCCGGTTGGATGTAGCACACTTCCACAACCAGATAACCAGTGCGGCTAGCGGCGCTATCAGCAGCAGAAATGTAGAAGCTACCGGAAGTCGTGGTGCTATTAGCAGTTTCTTTTGCGAACACTTTGAAAGTGGTCGAGCTAGTTGCTGCGTAGTAAGCGTTACCAGGAAGAGGACCAAGAACGCCGGAGCTCAGAATGAAAGGATTAGAACCGTAAGCAGCGGTGCCACCAGCAAAGTAAATCTCACCTGCTTGGCTACCAGAGACGGTAGAAGTGAGGTTAGCTTGTGCCACACCTTCACCAACGCCCGAAGCAGCGGTAGGGGAACCACCATTGCTACGACCAAAGGAGATCACGTTACCGGTTGCGGCATACACACCAGAAGCAATCGTGCCATCCCAACCAGAAGCCACGGAAATCGCAGTGCGATAAACGTAAGCAGGCAAGGTGGAGTTACCAGAAATCACCATGCCGGTGATGTTGGGACGAGTGTCGTCTTGCCGATAAGGCGAAGGAACGATCACATCGGCTGCGGTGATAGCAGCAGTAGCGCCAGTGCCACCAGAGATGCCGGCAACAGGCACATAACCACGCTGCTGGAAGTAACGATAACCGGGGGTGGCAAGCACAGAAGTAGGGCCTGCGTTAGAACCGGTGTCGGTACCAGAGGCGTTGGGATCGATGTTGCGATACCAGCCGTTAAGAGCATTATTCCAGTTACCTGGATAAATCTTTTTAGCGGTTAAATAAGTCATTTATCTATTCCAGATATGTTTGTTGTTATCAGATGACGCCATCATCTTGGACGAAGCTGAAGGCAGTGGTGATGAAATCGGTGTTAAGGATTTCAAAACCAGCGTAAAGTTGCCAAATCAGAATGATGAAGCGGCTGAAATCATCATTATTGTTAATCAGAACCTGCGCATTCGGGCCGCCGATACCAACGCCAACTGCCTGAGGACCGAAGAAGTAACCTTGTGCAACTTCTTTGGAAGCATAGGTAGAACCACCATCGAAAGAAGCGGTGATGTTCTTGGTTGGGAAGTTAGTGGACTCGAAGAACTTAACGCCTTCAAACTGCACGCCGGTTGGCATCACAGGTTCGCCAGCCAGGAAATAACCTTGGCCAGCTTGGGGACCCATGTAGAAGCTGGCGTTGTTAGGCATCATGGGATTACCCATGTACATGCCTTGGCCAGGATTACCAGCGTAACGTGCGATCTCACGGAAGTCAGGATCACGACGCAGGTGCATCATGAAGACGGGATCGCAAATGCAACGATACAGACCGTCAGAGAAAGTCGGAACGTTACGCTTACGCAGGTCCTTCACAACGCTCAGCAGGTCGGTACGCACCTGGAATTGCTGAACGTCGGCAGTATATTCAGTGCCGGTGTAGCTGATGCGACCAGAGGAATCCTTAATCTTGCCACCAGCAAAGTAGTAACCGCCTTGCGAAGTAGAAGCGGCACCATTGGCTTCAGCTTTAGCGAGTTCATCAAGGAACACGCGGTCACGCCACCGACGATAATCATCGAGCAGCGTGAGGCTACCGATGGACTGGTGGAACATGTTAAGATTGCCCGAGTCCAAGAGCAGGCGCTGAGCCGTAATCAGGGTCTCACGAGCAATCTTAAAGGTGCTAGGCTGGGTCGGATCGCCCGGATCTGCAGGACCAGTGTATTCCTTCAGCACAACAAGCACCTTCTCTTTGGTGATGTTGCGGCTGTTGGCAGTACCGATGGTTTGATCGGATACACGCTCGCGGCTGTCCTTCGTACCAGGGGTACCCCAGAACTTATAGCGGTCTAACTGGACGGTTTGACCAGGCTGACGAGTGAAGTCATGAACGACCACAGGCTCGACTGCCATTTCCGCGATGTACGCAGGGTGGGGACGATAGAGCTCCGCACCTAAAATCTTTGGAAAGTCATTATCAATAAACACTTTGTTTCATCCTCCGTGTGATCGTCTAGGAAGTGTTTTTATCGGGTAAAAGATTCAGACATTTCCATGTCTTATCTATTAGAAATTTTAGCAGTTAGTAACTTATTGGTTACATATACTGCAAAGTGGGCGTAGCAGTACGCGCCATCAAGGTGTTGCTAGAACCATA